ACGCGACCCGCACGCCGACCGTCAGCACGGCGGCGGTGGCCTTCGGCAGCTGATAGACGCCGATGGTGGCAAGTTCGACCGGTTCGCCCACCGCGGCCGCATAGGCGGCGATGCCGAAGATGTTGCCGACGATCACGCCCTCGCCAGAGGCGATGCCGCCTGCGGGAGCGGGCACGGTGATGACGTCGCCTTTCTGAATATGGTTCTTCATGGTCAGAGCCCTTTCGAGGATTGGATGCGGACCACGGCGATGCGTGCCGTGGTGCCGGTGATCTGTCGGTTGAGGTCGCCCAGCGCGGCCGCCATTTCCGCATCGGTCGCGTAGGTGACCCGCTTGCCGTCGTATTCGACGGTGCGGATGCCCTGATAGCGCGCAGCCATCAGGGCATCGCGCCAGGCGGTGAGTTGGGCGAAGTCGGCCATTACGCGCCCGCGTTCTGGAACCAGCCGCGGTGGTCGATGAAGCCTGCACCGAAGTCCAGGATCACCCGGATTTCCACGCCGTCCACATCCCAGCCCGAGCGGCTTTCCACCTGGGGCCCTTCGTTGCCCGACAGGTAAGCAAACTCGAGCCCGTCGATCTCGCCGGGATCGGCGGTGACATACCAGCGGGTGGCGCTGGACAGGCGCGGCTCCACCACCAGCGACATCGCGCCCGAGAACGGGTTCACATCGGCGGCGGTGGCGGGCGCGATGGTCGCCAGCCACTTCTCGGCCACGGTTTCCAGCGCGGGCGGGACCAGCAGATTCTTTGGCGTAACGCGAATGATGCGACCGTCGATCCCCTTCTGGGTGCGCAGTGCCAGCCGGGCTGCAGACAGGGTGGCATCCGAGATCACCGCGCCGGTGCCTGCTTTGTTGCCGTGATCGACATGGAACAGCGCTTTGGTGTCCGACAGGGTCGGGCCATTGCCGCTGTTCGCCTCCAGCAGAGTGACGAGGATCCGCGCTTCGGTCTCGGCCGCCCCCTGGCCCATGCGGCGGGCAAGATCGGAAAACGCGCCGAGGTCGTCGTTCACCAGCACCTGCCGGGTGATGCCGATCTTCTTGGCCCAGGTCTCGATCTTGTAGGCTTCGCGCGCTTCGGCCATGGTCCCGGCCTTGATCTCGCCGTGCTCGTTCAGCTTTTCCAGCAAAGGGGCCTCGCCCAGCATGATCTTGTTCACCGAGCGGAAATCCCGCGCCGAGGTCTGGCGGCCAAGACGGCGGATGCCCGAGGGTGCCGCCTGATAGGCATCGCGCAGCACGCGGCCCACGGTGTTGCCGAGGATGATCGGGAAATCGGAGGTGGTGTGCAGGGCCCGGGTCACAAGGCTGGCGGGCGACAGCGCCATGGTGGACTCGCCGCGCAGGGTCAGCAGTTCCTTGGCCATGTCCACCGGCGTGGCATAGGCATAGCGGCGGGCGGGTTCGCTCAGGTCGTGGCGCGGGTTGATGCGGGCATAGAGGGCTTCGCCCATCTGGCGGGCACGCAGGGCCGGGTCATCCTGGCTCTCGCCCATCTCGACGCGCACCTGTTCGGTGCGGATGGTAGGCGCGCTGCGGTTGGCCAGCGTCTCAAAGGCCGCACGGCGGGCGGTGTCGGCATCGACGGCGGCGTCGATCTGGCCGTCGATCCACGCCTGGTCCAGCCCGGCGACGCGGGCGATGGAGCGGATTTCCGTGTTGATCGCGGCGCGGGTCTGCGCCTCGGGCGGGGCCGGAGTGATGGTGGTGTCGGTCATGTCGGTCTCCATGCGGATGCGGGCACCCGGGTCAGCCGGGGTGGGGACAAGGGAAATCTCGTGGGGCGTCCAGCGGCTGGCGGTCAGCACACGTGCGCCGTTCTCGGTGGTCTCGGCCCATTCCTCGACCGAATAGCCGACCGAGACATGGCGCAGGATCCCTGACAGCACGTCCTGCCAGAGCGGTTCCACCTCGGGGCGGGCCGAGAAGCGGATCAGTGCCGTGCCGCGTTGGCCATCGACGGCGGCGGATTGCACGCTGCCCAGCACATCGCGGACGGCGGATTGTCGATGCGCATCAAGCACGCTGGCCCCTTGCAAGCGCGACAGGTCCACTGCTTCCGGCGCAAGGCTGAGGCGTTCCATATACTGGCCAGCCATATCGCGACGGCGCACCGGCGCGCCGGTGGACCAGATCACTTCGACAGTGCGGGCGTCGCGGTCAGCGCTGGAAGGGGCCAGGTCGGCGCGGCGTGTCAGTAAGTTTGCGGTGTCATTCATCGGGTATGTCCTCCTTGGCGGCGGGCGGCGCACCGAAGCTCAGGCCCAGCGCATCCGTGCGCGCCTTGTCGGCGGCGATCTCGGCATCGACCTGTTCGGCGTTGTAGCCCCGTTCCGAAATCGCCTGACGGCGGCTTTTGAGACCGGCGTTGATGGCGAGAATCTCTGCCTCGACGTCCTTCTTTGGATCGACATAGTCGAACTTGGGCGGCAGCCATTCGCAGCCGAGATACGCCGCAGGATCGCGGTCAAAATCGCGGGCGGGCAAATCGCCCGACAGAACCGCCAGACGCACGAAGCGGTCCCAGACCGGGCGGCAGAACAGATGCACCACGACATTGTGCTGCAACTGCTCGACGCGGCGGCGAAACTCGATCAGCCCAGCGCGGATCGAGGAATAGGTCACGCCCTCCAGATCGCCCGAGACCAGCTCATACGGCAGGCCCATGCCAGCGGCGACGGCGCGCAGGTGGTTCTTCACGAAGGGGCCGTAAGCATCGCTCTCGGTCGGGTTGGAAAACCGGATGTCAGTGCCGGGTGGCAAGGGGATCAGGCTGCCAGGTTCCATGCCAACGGTCAGCGCGCCATTGGTGTTTGTGCCAGTCAGACCGCCTGCAGTGCCATCCGGATCGGTGATGAAGCCAGTGAACAGCGCCGCCACCTTGGCCTTCACCAGCGCGGCATCCTCGAACTGGTCCAACTCGTGCAGTCGGAGCCGCACTGGCGCGAGCCAGGTGATCCCGCGCAACTGGCCAGCCGCCAGCGGCTTGAACAGGTGGAGGCAGTCCGTGGCAGGCAGCCGCAGCGGTTCCAGCCGCAGGGAGGTTAGAGGATCGCCGGGCCGATCCCGCATCACCCAGTAAGCGGTGCGCTGCCCAGCGCCGTTGAACTCGATGCCAGCCCGGATGCGCGCGCCGCCACCAATGTCGCGGTGCAGGTCCAGCGGCACCTGGTCGCGGTCCAGCAGGTCGATGTGCAGCGGAACAGCCGGGGCATCCGGCACCACGCGAAGGCGGGCAAAACTCTCGCCGCCCTCGACCATCGCGCGCACGGCCATGGCCTGCAGCCCATAGAAATCGGCAAGCCCACTGGGATCGGCGTGATCGGTCCAGCGCAGCCACAGCACCTGCAGGCGTTCGCGCACCGCGCGGTCGGGATGAGTGGATTGCGGCTTGATCCCCGCGCCGACGACATTGCCCACCAGGCGGTCTACCGCAGCTGCGACCCACGGTTCGTTGCGTGCATACCACACGGCCCGCAGCGCCGTCGTGGTCGCGTCCGGCAGGATCGCCGCGCTCCGCCCATCGACCGTCCGCGCCCCTTCCCAACGCCGCCTACTGCCCGCAGCGTCGAAGCCGCGCGTGCGGGAGAAGCCGAGGAGGCGATTGCGAAGCGTCGATATGGCGCCGAATCTCTCATTTCAAGCCTCTACGGGGTGTCCGAGTGGTTGGGACTCGTCGGGAATGGTCGGTACCCAACCGACCACCTCGCTATCAGACGCCGATCTTCTCGATCATCTGTGTCCGCATATCTTTGCCATCCAAGGTCTTCTCAACCACGACGAACAAGCCCTTGCCAGCGCTATTTCTTTCCCACAACTGGCCAATGGTCCGTTTTTCGGCAGTGTCTGCGCCGTCGGCGATATGCGCGCCCTTGTATTCGACAACGAGCAGTTTGCCGTCCTCCATCTGAGTTACGAAGTCTAAATAGAACTTGTCGGTCGCATTCGGCAACCAGAACGAGTTGGGGTGGCGTGCAACGTTTCGGATCCAGAACTTCAGGCCGGGCAAGCTGTCGATGGCCTGCGCACACTGGAATTCCTCACCATTCTCCGCGCCGTCGAAGGCAGAAACCTTCTCCGGGCCAAGGAAGTGTCTGCGGGGTTTCCAGCGCCCGCGATATCGGCGCTGATCCCAGTACATCCCGTCCTTGAAAGCGAAAGCCTGATCGAACGAAACATCGACCTCGGCCTCTGGCGCGAACAGGTATCGCTGGTAGACGCCGTTGCGTTCCTGCTGGCGAATGGCGGCGAGCTTTTCACGAACCTTGCGGGCGAGGATGAACTTGCAACGCATCAACGCCGCGATGTGCAT